AAGTCTGGTGCAGGTATGACAAAGAAAGGTGTTGCTGCTTATAAAAGAAAAAATCCTGGCTCTAAATTAAAAACCGCTGTTACTGGTAAAGTTAAAAAAGGTAGTGCTGCTGCAAAAAGAAGAAAAAGTTATTGTGCAAGATCAGCGGGTCAGTTAAAAAGAAGTAGTGCTAAAACTAGAAATGATCCTAATTCAAGGATTAGACAAGCAAGAAGAAGGTGGAAATGTTAAATGGCTAAAAAAGGTTTATATGCAAATATTCATGCTAAGAAAAAAAGAATCGCAGCTGGCTCTGGCGAAAAGATGAGGAAAAAGGGCTCTAAGGGAGCTCCTACTGATAAACAGTTTAAAAGAGCTGCAAAAACAGCTAAGAAAAGAAAAACTAAAAAAAGGAAATAATTATGTTTAAAAAAACAAAAGGTTACTTTATGGGCGGTGCTGTTAGCAAAAAAGCTAAAGGCTATAAAATGGGCGGTAAAGTAAAAGGCTACAAAAAAGGTGGCAAAGTCAAAGGTTATAAAAAAGGCGGTAAAGTAAAATAAAGTAAGATAAGGAGGAGAGATGTCTTATTTAATATCGAATATCCCTTACTTTAAGGTATGGGTAAGAAAAGAATTTACGGCTGGTCATCAAAATTACCACGGTGAATTCCTGCACGGTTTAGCTGTGGCAGTTAATTGCATTCCTGATAGGTCACTATCATTTCAAGTTATATTTACAGGTTGTGAAATAGATGACGACGAACCTAATGTGCACGGTGGTGCTATGTGGGCTCGTATGCCAATACAAGCTTTAGTTGCAGATATACCTGTAGAAGAATGGCCTGAAAGAATGGAAAATCATTTATGTCAACCTTGGGATTGTATGTCCCATCATCATACTGCTATCAGTATAGATAGAACGTCGTCATCACCTTGGTATGCCAAGATAGATGGTGAGTTTTATTTAGCTAAGTATATCTTTACTGTTGATTATACAGAACATGAGATAGCTGACAGTCCAGATCAACATAAACAAAGTCATGTATTATATTTAACAGAAGGTAAATGGAAGGGAAATGTTGTTGCACTACCTAACAATAGAGTTAGAGTAACGAACCCTGCATTATGGTCAACAGGAGAAGGAGCACCTGATTTTGCTCCAAGTCAATGGATTCATAGTAGTGAAGAACATGAAAGCTACACTGATCCAAATGTAACTTTTAACAACTTATATAGTGAAGGAGAAAAAAAATGAAAGATGGGGTTGAATTAATTCAGCAAATACTTCATATTGTTCGTGAACAGAGAGAAGATGTTCATGTAAAGATAACTTCAGGGAACTGCAAAGATTGGGAATCATATCGGGCCTGCATCGGACAACTACAGAGCCTGTCCTATGTGGAGCAAGAGATAATTGCTCTGGTGTCACGAGGAGAACGTGCAGATGGTTAAAAACCTGATAGTACCTGAAAGGTACGCCAAAAAGAAGGTGGAAGATAAAGTAGAAGACAAAAAATCTGAACTACAAGTATCTGATGCCTATGTCAAAGAAGAAGATAGAGTCTTAGACCCAAAACTTCTTAAAAAATCAACTAAACAAAGAATGCCCCAACCAACAGGATATCGCATTGTGGTAATGCCTTTCCAGGGTTTTGAAAAAACTAAAGGTGGAATTCTTATAACAGATGAGACACGAGAGCGAGAATCTATAGCTACGGTTGTAGCTTACATCGTCCAAGTTGGACCTGATGCTTACAAAGATAAAACTAAATTTCCAAGCGGGCCATATTGCAAGCAAGGTGATTGGGTCATTATTGGTAAGTATGCAGGAACAAGGATCAAGCTAGAAGATGGCGAGATTAGAATACTAAATGACGATGAAATCCTCGGAACTATTTTAGAACCGACTGATGTCTATACTATATAGGAGTGTCTTATGACAAATGAAGAAGTAGAACAAGCCCAAATCATCGAAGTAGAAGAAGAAGTAACGCTTGATGAAAGTCAACCAGCAGAAATATCATTAGATACGTCTGATGGAAATAATGAACCACAAGGATTAAGTGAGGAAGATCTTGATAAAAGAAGAGAGAAAACTCAAAAAAGAATTAATAAACTTGTTGCTCAACGAAAAGAATCCGAAGAAAGAGAAGCCGCTGCTATGCAATTTGCTCAACAGCAAAAAAATGAAGTAGATGCATTAAGAGGTCAACTCTCTAATTTAAATACAGGTTATAGCTCAGAAGCTTCTAGTCGTATTGATTCTCAAGAAGCACAAGCTAAAGCCGCTTTTAAAGACGCTTATGAATCTGGCGAAGTCGATAAGATGGCTGATGCTCAACAAGTTATGGCTAAGATTGCTATTGAAAAAGAAAGACTTAGAATTTTCAAAGACAATCAAGAAAAACAAAAGCAACGTACAGAGCAAATGCAAGAACAACAAGTTCAACAGCAAGCTCAACCGCAACAACAAGCTCAACAACCACAGCCAGATGACAAAGCTGTTGATTGGGCTTCAAAAAATGAGTGGTTTGGTCAAGATAGGGCTATGACTGCTTCTGCTTTTACTCTTCATCAACAATTAGTTGAAGAAGAAGGTTTAGATCCTCAATCTGACGAGTATTATAACGAAATAGATGCAAGAATGAGACAAGATTTTCCTCATAAATTTAATGGTAAATCTGCTCCTGCACAAAGAGTTGCGTCAGTTTCTCAAGGAAGAACTAGCCAAAAGAACAAAAAGAGTGTTAAACTAACCCCAGCCCAAATTTCTGTAGCTAAAAAACTTGGTGTACCGCTAGATGCGTATGCTAAAGAAGTTGCAAAAATTGCGGCAAGAGATTTATAGAGGTACATCATGTCTAAAAAAGATAATGAAATGGAATACATAGAAGCAGAACAGAAAGCTACCGCTGAAGTTGCTGCTAAATCTGATACACAAATTAACAGAAGCTCTCGTGCAACGCAAACACGAGCCTCTGACGAACGCCCTGTGCAATGGCGACCACCTAGTAAATTGCACGCCCCAAATGCTCCGTCTGGTTATGTCCATAGATGGATTCGAGCTGAAGTTTTAGGTTATGAGGATAAAAATAATGTCCACTCAAGAATAACCGAAGGCTATGAGCTTGTTCGTGCGGACGAGTATGAGGATTTCGTTTTTCCAAGTGTCGAGGAAGGCAAATATGCTGGAGTCATAGGGATAGGCGGTTTACTTCTGGCGAGAATACCAGAAGAATTCATTGAACAACGCAAACAATATTACGCAGAGCGTGCTAAACAGCAAATGCAGGCGGTTGACAACGATTGGATGCGTGACAATAATCCCGCAATGCCTAAATTTCAGGCAGAGCGAAGTTCAAAAGTAACCTTTGGTTCAGATTAAGACTGAATCATAACATTAATTAGGAGTAATAAATGGCTTTAAAAAACTTAGATGCTCCATTTGGTTTACGTCCTGCTCGTCTATTAGGCGGCGGTGCGTATACTGGCGGTCAATCAAGATATGAAATATCAAATTCTGATACTACCTCGATCTTTCAAGGTGATATTGTAAAAGGACTAGCGTCTGGATATATCAAAAGAATGGCTGCTAGTGATGGGGGACTTGTGCTGGGCGTGTTTAACGGATGCCAATTCACAGATTCTTCAACAGGAACACCAAGATGGTCAAACAACTGGATTGGTGACGCAAACGTCACTAGTGTAGTAGAAGCTTATGTCGTAGATGATCCAAGTATCGTATGTGAAGTGCAAGCAGACGCAGCATTCACTATAGCTGGCGTTTTCGCTAACTATGATATCGTGGATAACAGCCCGGTAGGAAGCACAACAGCTGGAATTTCTCACGCTGAGCTAGATGTAGGAACAGCAGCAACAACTGCTTCTCTTCCTCTGAAAGCTTTAGGAGTGACAACAAATCCAACTAATGATTTAACAACAGTAACCAATACAGGTGTAGTAGTTATGATAAATAACCATACATTTAGTGCTGGTACTACTGGCGTATAGGGAGTAAAAAATGGCTATATCAAGAGCACAACTTGCTAAAGAACTAGAGCCTGGCTTAAACGCTCTCTTTGGCTTAGAATATTCCAAATACGGAGATCAAGCTGCTGAAATTTTCGAAACAGAGTCATCAGACCGAGCTTTCGAAGAAGAAGTAATGCTTTCCGGATTTGGAGCAGCACCAACTAAATCAGAAGGTGCAGGGGTTGAGTACGATAACGCTTCAGAAGTTTATACAGCTCGTTACACACACGAAACTGTAGCAATGGCATTTGCCTTAACTGAAGAAGCTGTCGAAGACAACCTTTATGACCGATTGTCCAACCGCTATACTCGTGCACTTGCACGATCAATGGCACACAGTAAACAAGTTAAAGGTGCATCCGTTTTAAATAACGCATACACTGCTGGCTTTACTGGTGGCGATGGCAAGACTTTACTTGCAACCGACCATCCACTTGCTGTAGGCGGAACATTCGCTAACACACCTGTAACTGCAACAGATTTGAACGAAACATCAATAGAAAACGCACTAATTTCAATTAGTCAGTTTACTGATGAAAGAGGTCTTATCGTTGCCCTTCGTGGACAAAAACTTATTGTTCCAGCGGAACTACAATTCGTAGCAGAAAGACTTATGGAATCTGCTGGTCGTGTAGGAACTGCTGACAATGACATCAATGCACTTAAATCTTCAGGTGCAGTGCCACAAGGATATACTGTTAACAATTTCTTAACAGATCCAGACGCATGGTTCATGCTTACAGACGCACCAAACGGTTTAAAACACTTTAACCGTTCGCCTCTAAGAACCGCTATGGAAGGTGAATTCAACACAGGTAATATGAGATTTAAAGCTCGTGAGCGTTACAGCTACGGGTGGTCAGATCCACGTGCTATCTTTGGTTCAAACGGTGCTTAATTAATTTTAAGTATTATGAATTCAGAAAAGGGAGCTTCGGCTCCCTTTTTTTGTTTGCATTTGTTTAATTAATTATGTACCCTAAGATATCTTTAGACGACCATTGAGGTCGACTTAACCAGACTAAGGAGAATATTATGGGTCAAACAACATTTTCAGGACCAATTAAAGCCGGTCCTATATCAAATACAACAGGTACTAACGTACAAACAAACATGAAGGACGTAGGTTCTTCTGTAATTTCACAATCAGTGAGCGTAACACAGAATACTGCGACTCCTGCAACAACTATTATTATTCCTGCTAATAGCCAAATTATACAAATTAAATTATTTGTAACTGTAGCTTGGAATGGAGCTGCTTCAACAGCAGGTCTTGGATGGGATAATGGTCAAGTTGTTGATGCAACATCACTAACTACTGCAACTTCTGTTGCTGGTGGTACACTTGGTGTTCATAATGCAGCACCTGGTGCAAATAAAGTAAGAACTGAAAATTGGCTAGATAGTGGAACAGACAAGAAAAGAATTAGATTGTTAAGTTCTAATGCCGGTGCAGGTGTAGGTGTATTAACAGTAGATTACGTCCAAAATAATAACGTACTTTAATAGGAGGTTATAATGGCTGGACACTATAAAAGTCATCAACAGGGTTCTAACGCAACTACGGAAGTAGTTGCAGGAACTACTGACAATGCATACACTAAAGCAAAAGGCACAAATCAAGTCGTCTATTTTAGAGGTCTTTATTTAGAAGCTGATTCAGCTGATGGAACTGTAAACATTCAATCAAAAAATGATGCTGGAACATACACTACTCAATTTACTTTTAAAGTAAATTCTGGTTCAAGCGATAGTTTTTATTCAGATCCAGGTTTAAGGCTAAAAAGAGGCATGAGGGTAGTATCAAATGCAGGTATTACGAACTGTGTTATAACTTATACGGCGTAAAATATGGCAGACGATTTTGATTTTAGTAACTTATTTAACATAACTTATGATGCAAATGGTAATATGTTATTTAACGGAGCACCACTTGCTAATACTCCTTCTGTTAATTTAGATAATACTGATATTTTTAATTCCGCTGGACAAGCGTATGTACCTGCTGGTGCAAGTTCCGACACTGGTGGAAGTCCAACTCTAGATGTAGACTATACAGATGCAATGGCTATGTTAAATAGTCCTTTTTTAAATACATCTGTATTTAGTAGTCCAGATTTAGACGGACTTGATGATGTAACAGGAAAGCCTTCTTTATTTGAAGATATGCTTTTACAAGGTGCAGACACAAGAATTGGTTTAAATGAAGCAGCAAATACTATTTCTAATAATACTGTAGATCAAGAAACTATAGATGGCGGAGCTGGAAATGATGTTTTAAAAGGTCCTCCTGCTCCATTAGATATAATACCAACAACCTATACAACCGCTATGGACCTTATGGGTGTAGGAAAACCTTTATCTGGAGACAATTTAGGTGGTAGAGTAATTCAAAATATGCAAGATAATGACAATGGAACATTTAGTTTTGTATTAGATGACGGAGCTCTTGTAACTTATGATAATCAAGGAAATATTGTTTCTAATTCAGGTTTAGAAGCTTATCAATATGATGCAAACACAGATCTTGCTAGCCCTTTTATAATAAGAGACAATATTGATCTTTATGATGCTACTAGCGACACATTTGGCAACACTTCTATAGATGACATAGTAGCATTTCTTGATTCACAAGGATTAGGTGGAGTTGGTCAACAATTTAAAAATCAACAAGGAAGTTTTTCTAATGCTCAACAAATAGAAGATAGTTTTTTTAACCAAGATATGGCTAAAAGAAGTGATTTTA